ACTAATTAATCTCACTTGATGAGTAGCAGTAGTATTCTTGCTGCTTGAATCTATTTCAACACCAGAAACACCCGTAACGGTGTTACCAGCTCCGAAAACTAGATTACAGTTTTCGTTTAAATTTGCTGCAACAAGATTGACTGAATCAGAGTCTTGTTGAGCTATAAATGATTGTTGTGGATCATCTACTATAAATCCTACGGCATCACCAGGTGATGTACTCGCAGGAAAGTAAGGTCTCCATGTTGGTTTACTTGTAGAAGGATCAGTATAAAAACATCCTCTAAACACGCCACAAAATGCAGTGCTCGCAGTACCTACTTCAACAGTTCCATCGTTTTTGTATGTAACGGGGTCCCCTGTGAATATAGCTGTACTTTGATTATCACCGATTGAGTATTGAGTTAAACCACCATTATTTGGATTTTGACCAACTTTTGCAATTGGGATTAAACCAAATGCGCTATCAATATTTGCCATATTGTTATCCTTTTAATAGTTTTGGAGGTCAAAAATCCTACGAATTAGTCTTTTTTTCCACCAAAGGTTACTCTGCTCTGCCTCTCTTTTGAGATAGGCATGCTTGGATGCTCGTTTTTCATTAGATCATTATCAACAGAAGCCATTTGGTCATCGGTAAGACGTCTAAAATATTCGTCTCTATCCTCTTTAACTTCAATAGGGCATCTCATTAATAATAATCCACCAACTCCTATAACACCTTTGTGTTTACCCTCTGCAATAGATGGTAAATCTAACCTATCAGGGTATTCACTTAACATAACAAATTCGTAACCTGAACGAAGACGACCCATAATGTTTTTTTCATCTGGTTCACCTCTAAATTCAGCACGAACCCATCTGTGGTGAAATCCTTCAGGTGGTTCTGGTGCCTCTAAGCTTGATGGAGGAACCCATCCTCTCTTACGAGCAACCTTTTCACGGGTTTCAGCTTTGCGTGAGGTCTTTTTAATTTGTTCAACTTTATTTTCAGTTTGTTCCATTTACGCCTCCTTCACGTGTTTTGCGTATTCATCTAAGGGCACACCGAGTTTTTTTGCGATCGCAACTTGTGAAGGTGTGAGTCTCACTGTGCGGCGTCCAGATTTAGTCGATCTATTTGCAGAGGCAACCGTCTGAACTACTCGGTTACTCTTGTCTTTATCCTCGAATTTATGAGGAAACTCTTTTTTAATTCGTTTGTCAAGTTCTTTATAGTACTCATCACTCTTTCCGTCAAATCCTTCTTCTTGAATAAGTGTTTTATGAATTGATAAAGCCGTATAAGTCATTCCTTCATTTTTACCAAACCATTCATTTTTTTCTGCCCATTCTTCTGCTTTAGGATCAGGGGGTGGAGGAGAAACAGGGGGTGGAGGAGATAGAGGAGTTTTCTTTTCTTTTCCTTTTAAATTTTCTCTTTGCTTTAAACTAGCATCTGCTCTTTCTTCTTCAATAGCCAAGCGCGCAATGGCTTGTTGAGCTTGGGCTTGAGCTTTAGCATCACCTGCATTAATAGCACTCTGTAACACAGATTGAGCTTTTTCCATTTCAGAAGAAACTCTTTTTTTATACTCATCTAAATACCCAGCATCAATTTTTGTAACTTTTCCTATTGCCTCATCACGATCTTGTTTCATTGCTTGAGCATATTTTAAAGCTTCTTCACGCTGTCTTTCAGCTTCTCTAATTTTAAAAGTCATTTTATCAATTCGCTTTTTAACAGCTTGAGAATATTCCTCTTCTTCTTTGTGTTCTGAAGATTTAGTATCTTCTTTTTTATTTTCTATGGAATTTTCTTCAGTTGCTTCTTGAGCAACTACTACTTCTTCTTCTTTTTCTTTTGTTTGATCATCTTTTAATTCTACATCAACGGGATCACCTGATGTATCAAGTGGAACCATTTTTTCTGATTCTGATTTTATTTTTTCTATTTCTGGCATGGTGCCTCCATGTTATAAAATGTTAGCTGGCAAAATATCTCTTGGGTCATCAATGGTTGCCAGTATTTCATCATCGTTGACTATTCTTAGTTCACCACCTTCAATGCGGATTCTTGATCCTGCATATCTAGTGATAAGAACCCAATCTCCTTTTTTACACCAAGGACCATCAGGAAACTTTTCTGGTTGACCTTTATAACAACTAGGCCCCATTTTTAAAACTTTACATACATTTGTAGCAATTTGAGATTGCTCTACTGTTTCATCAGTTAAATGTAATCCTGCAGAGGTTTTGTTTTTTAATTTTAAAGGGTATAATACCATTCTCCAACCAGTAGGTTCTGGTACTTTTTCTAGTTCTTTTTTTTCTTTTTCAGGGGTTTTTGTATCCCAAATATGTTTTGGGACAATTAATTTAGGTTTTGCGTTAGTTTTTAAAGTTGTCATCCAATTGCTCCTGTTTTTTTAGCAGGTCCGTGAGTTCCTGAGTTAATTCTCTATAAGCATGTAATTTCCCTAAAAGTAACTTATATTCTTCTAAAGTTTTTACATCTGATGTTATAGCTGTTTCCACAGCCTCTTGTCTAGTTTTTATTATTTTTTTTAACCATTCAACAACTTTTATAATATCCATATTAACTACATTGAGACATAATTTTTGATAAACTTTCGCAACGATTTGTTGTTTGTGCATGCCAACGTGAGTCGAGCATCTCTGCGCTTGCCCGAGAATAATCGCGTGCTTCAAGAGCAGAAATCATTTTACGAAAATTTCTAACCCCTTGAGTTCCAAGCTGAAACACCATTTCCGTAATTATATTTTTTGCTTCAATATGTAGTTCTTGAATATGACCAACTAATTGATCCGCACCCATTTCTGCTTTTGCAAAATCCTTATCAAATAATTTTAATAATTCATCTTTAGAGTATTGTTTACCATTTTCAAAATTATCTTCATCAGTAATAAGATGACCATACCCTATAGTAGCTTTTCCAAGTGAGTCTAGATAAGGAGTATCTCGAAACCCCTCATGATCACGTATTCTTTTTTTTAAAACTTCTGACATTTTATCTTGCTCCTTTCATTATAATTCGTCTTGTTTTTGGTTGTCTTTTTTTATTAAGATCTTTAAATTTTCCTTTTAAAGGTGTTTCTCTAGATTTTATAGGTCCTCCTTCCTTATATTCTTTTGCCCATTTTTTAGCTAATTTAGGTTTATTAGCAAATAAATATCTTTTTTGTTTAGCAGATTTAAAAGGCATTACTTTTTAAAACTACGTAAGGTTTTTGCTAATCTTGCTCTTTGCCCTATTTTACCTTTTTTCTTTGCAGCTTTATTTAACTTACTTGTAGGAATATCTTTTCCTTTTTTAACTCCTAAAGATTTACGAAGAGATCCTGGTTTCTTAATTGCTTTTTGAATCCACTTGCCGTCTTTAGCTTTAATAACTGATCCTTCTCTTGATCCTTTTGCTTTAGGTCCTTTAATAACTGATCCTTCTCTAGATCCTGGTGCCTGAGCCCCTTTAATAACAGAAGTTTGAGCAGAACTTTTTACCATTCCACCTTTTTTTCTTGTTTCAGGAACTTTAGTCCCTACATTTCTTTTTATTTGCATAGTACCACCAGTTAAAGTTTTACCTTTTAAACCTTGACCTGTAGGATCGCCAATAGGTTTTCTTGCAATATTTCTTTTTAAATTAGCTGCATTAGCTATCCGTTGTCTAACACCCATTCCGGGTCCTTTAGGAATAGCCATTACTTAGTAAGACCTTTTGCCTTTTCAAAACTACGCATTCCGGCTACACCGAGCATTGAGGTAACAATTGCTAGTAAAGGCCCAGTTTGAATTTCAGGTGCTGCAATAGCCATTCCTGAAAACTTAGCATACCATTCTATACAAGGAGATAAAATAAACTCAAACATTAATGCAAAGGCTCCTACCCAGCCAATTGCTGGTCGCCAGCCACTCACAAATACACTGCGATGGCTGGCTTCTTTAACATTAACATCTAATTGTTTTTCTACAAGTTTTTGTTGAATGCGTTGCATTAAAATCTTTTTATCTAATTTCTCGTCTTCTGAGGTATGAATCTCATCAACAACTTTAGCAATGGTTTTTAAGGCACCGCCTTTACCTCCTAATAAACTGCCGATAAGATTTAACATATTATGCGCCCCCACCAATCATTTTAGAAACAATAAACAAGACAATAATTGCTACAATAGCAGCTTTAATCCAGTCCTTCATTTTCCAGTCCGACCATTCTTTTAAGTGTGACCATAAATCTTTAAGTAAGTTCATATAACCTCCTTTTTTAAGATTGTTAATCTACAGTATGTTCACAATTTTTGCAATCACATGATTGACAAGAACCGCCATTACTACAATGACAGCCATGCCCACAATTCTTACATTCCACTATTTTAACCCTTTAAATGGAACTTTTTTAATTTGCATTTTACTACGTTGTCCTTTTGGGCCACTACCTAAATTATCTATTTTGGTTGGTCCTTGAACTCTTAATGCTGCTGTAGAGGGAGCATAAGCTTTATTTACTGTAGGCCCTGCATAAGGATTTAGATCATTGGAAACAGTCATTTTTGCATTTGGATATAATTTCCCATTATATAATTTTACCATTTTTTACCTCAATGTATTGTTGGTTTGTTTTCATCTAATTCTTGTAAAGCATGTTCTACAAATAGTAAAGCTTGGTCTTCAGGATATCCTTTTCCAGCAAATAATTCTTTTACTTTTACAACTAATGCTTCTGCCATAATAAGAGCACATTCATGATTATTTACATTTTTGCTAATATATTCATCTAAACTTTTTAAATAAATATCAAATAGCTGTTGTGCACTAATAATTTTATTATCCACCATTTTTTATGTACTGAAATCCTGGACCTTTTGCATCTTTTTTAAATTTTTTCAAATTAACATTAGCTCTTAATTGAGCAATATCTTCTGATGAATCAATTCGAGCCCTATCTATTTCATCCTTTTGTTGTAATTTTTTTTGATCAAATCCTAATCGTTGTTGATCGTACTGAAGTCGTTGTTGATCGTTCATTGCTCTTTGTTGCAGCTCTTGTTGTTTTAAGGCAATAACAGGATCTGGTTCTCCTTCTCCACTTAACTGACTTTGTAATTGTTTTACCTCTTGCATAAATTGTGCCTCTAATGTGGCAATCTGCGATTGTGTCATATCTTCAATGTTTTCACCTTCAGCTACTTGACCCATTTGTTGTTCTGCTTGTTCAATTTGACCAGCTACTGCTTCTTTTGCTTTTAATGTTACATGTTCTAAAATGTGTTTATTTAAATCAACAGCAATTTGTGGCATTAATTGGACAATAGGAGATAAACCAAAAACAATATGAGCTTGAATATGGGCATCATGATTTTGACCTTCGTATGCCTCAATTTTGTCTTGATCAATTAATTTTTGATTTTCTTGTGTTGGGCTCATTGGTTCTGGTTTTTCTAACTTCATAATTTTGTCAATATCTTTAACCCCAAGTGCTTCATACATACGAATGTATGCTTCTTTTACATTATGTAATTGTGGGGCACTGGTTGCTAATTGAAGTTGTGTTTGTGCCAATTGAATACGTTGAGCCATCGAAAATATATTGGGATCAGCAACAGGAATAATATCTACTCTATCATCAAAGTCACTTTGTTTTATAGATCTTTCGCCACCAACAACTGCATACGGATATTCATTTGGTAAACATGTTTGAATTACATTGGCTAATAACTTAAATTCTTTTTGCATAGAGTAATACATTCTTTTGTGAATACTACTCATGATACGTGAACCACGTTCAAGCAATGCAATAGTCGTTCCAACAGGTGCTCCTTGATTTGCATCACCAACTTGCATGTCGGCTACTTGAGCAAAGCGTTGACCTGCTTGTACAACAAATCCTAATAAATTAAATAATGTGGTAGAAGGTTCTTTGTAAGGAAGTGGCATTAAACCCTCCCTAATAGCCCCACTAGGAGCATCTACATCTCTAAATTCTCCTGGTTGTAACGGACTATCATTGTCGGCGATCCGTAGACCGCGTGTCTTGAAACCTGCAGGAAGATTAGATAAAGTTCCAGCATCAATCAATTGACGAAGAGCTTGTGTCGCTGTTCGTGATAAACCACCAATTAAATGAATTAATCCAAATCCATAAAATCCTAATCCCGGTAAAAATTTAAAGTGAACAAAATATTGTTTCTTCTTAAAGAGTTCATCGCCCTCTTCATAATTACGGCGAATAGATAAAACTTTACCTGATTGTTCATCAAGCGTTACAATGTATGGCAGCTTAATTCCTGTTGGCTCTCCTGAAGAATCTTTATTTTCATATCCTTCTAAATCTAAATCCACATGCATTTCTAACAAGGTAATCATATATGATTCTCCTGTTTGTTGAATTCCATCTAGTTGATCAATCTTTCCTTGAATATTTGCTGAATTATATGTTGGATCTTCAGCAGTTGGATTAAGTTCTATATCTCGATAAAATCCTGCTACTTGTTTTTTGCGAATATCATTTTGTGATTGTTTTACCACATGAGTAATTCTTTCACATGAATCAAGATCTGTTGCTGTGTAAGGAACAATTAAATCTTCGGCTGGTACAAATTTTGAAACTGCACGGTCAAGCTGTGCATCGTAGTAAACTTTTTTAAATGTCGATCCTGAGAGCGGTAAATAAAAAAGCATCTGATCGAGCTCAGGTGTATATTCTTCCATTACATTAGTAATTTGATAATTCATAAATTCTTTAACGCGTTGTGCTTGTTGATATACTTCAACTGATTCTTTTCCTATAACACGCGTTCGAACTGGTCCATCGGAGGGCATTAATTCTTTAAATGCGGTAGAACTAAACTGTGTTACCGCTTCTGCTAATAAAGGATGAGTTACACCACTTGCCCCACGAAATGGTCTTGTTCTATCATCATATTTAAATCCAAGTAAATCTAATCCTTGTACATATGTTTGAGACCATTCATCACGAGAAGATTTATCATTTTCATATTCTTCCATTAAATCAGAAGAGATACGCCCAAGTTCGGCATCCTCCATTTTTTCTGATAAGTTGCAATAAAAGTCTTCTTCCGCGTCTAACGGTTCATCGGACACGGACACTTCTTCGGAAACAATTTCTATATCAACTGGTTCTTCGTTTTGAATTGCATCTTCAATTGTTTCACCTACAACTGATTGTATTTTTTGATCTATATTATTCTCAGCCATAATTTTTTATACCTTAAGTCTGTCAATAAATCCACCAAAATGAAATTTTGGTATTTCTATAGAACCACCTAATTTTTTCTTGGTTATTTTTTTGGTAGCGTCTGTGATTGTTGTTGATTCTTCTTGGAGGAGTCTTGCGAAGAACTTCGTAAGTTGTTCTGCAAGATTATAGAAGTTTGGCCTGTCCTCACCTTCGGCAGTTGTTCTGGTGTCCTCACTAAAGTTGTCGATAAAACTTTGACCATTTCTTATTTTACTCCAATCATTTATAAATTTCTCTAATTCTACCTCAGATATATAGGTATTAACAGCAAAATCCAAGTTTTTTGTTTCTTCACCAAGCTTTATATTAATAAATTCTTGTATATAAGGCAATATATCTTTCTTTTTTAAAGAAGACTTCTTGATAGCATCTTTATCAACAATAATTTCAATACCAGGATTTCCATCTAGTGTTACTAAAGGTTTATGTCCTCTAAATAATCCTTCGGTATCAGCATTCATAATGCTTTCAAATAATGCTTTGACTGCATTACTAT